TTAAAAGCTTCAAGAGATGAGTCTTATGGTAAGTTTGGTTCAAAAGCTAAAAAGTCTGGCAAAATAAATAGGTAGTACATGTCAGTTGTCGGAGCAGCATTACGAGGCTTTGGTAAAGCTTTAAAAAAATTTGGAAAACAGAAAACTACTGGCACAGAGGTCATTAGTTCTGTTAAACCTAATCCATCTACTAGAGCATCGAAACATAAAGTAGATTTAGCTAAAATTCCTGGTCAAGTAAAAAGAAAATTTGGTATGCCTATAACAAAAGACCTAGATGAATCAGCTCGTTCTTTTAGACAAGTTACTCAAAAATTAAGAGGTGAAAAAGTCACCAAATCAGGAGTATCAAAAGGAAAAGATAAAAAATAATGCCATTAACACCAAAAGGTAAAAAGATAATGAAGTCCATGAAGAAACAATATGGAGCTAAAAAAGGTGTCGATAAGAAAAGGAAAAAATAATGTGGAACTGGATAAAAAATTTATTTACGCCAAAAGAGCAAAAAGATCCTCATTTAGTTTTATATGAAGATGCACCAGAACCAGAAGTGCCTATTCATAAACCAGACCATTGTCCAACTCATTCTAGATTCAGAAAGAGTTGTCCAGCGTGCAAGGAGTTAGTATATGGCTAGACCAGGTTTATATGCAAACATACACGCTAAAAGAAAACGTGGTGGTAAGATGAGAAAAAAAGGTGCAAAGGGTGCACCAACAGCAGCTAA